GCAACAGCAGCAGAGACGCCAGCAGAAGGTGGATCAGAAACTACTGAAGGTGGAGAAGTAAAGGGTACCGGCCAATTATAAAAACATGAAAAGACTTATCTCGTATCTTAGTAAAACATGTAAAACTGCATGGGAATTTATCTCTTTTGTAGAGACAGAACGAATAAAATGCCGCGAACGCGGGTTCGGTTCAATAGATTAATCGTAGAAAATAGAAAGAGGATTCTTTAGTTCTGGAATATCAATTAATAGTACAAAAATTTCTCGTCCAGCTCTATCATCTTTGTATGATGCGGGTCTAACTCCAATATTTCTTTTACGAGCTTCACCGACATACTTAGTTATTTGACCGCCGGCCTCTTTAGTAAGAGCAAACGGATCAATTGTAAATTCAAATAAGTATTTCTCTACTTCTAAACCAAATTCAGGTTCACCAAGTACTTCTCCCTTTTGAGTAAAAAGAGTCATCTTAATTTGTTGTAGACACGATTCAAGTTCATCATACACTTCTAACTGTTCTGGTCGAAATGCAGGATCTGTTTCAGGTCTAAGATAAAAATCTCTAAGGTTTGCCATATTAATTATTGATGATATAAATACATCCAATCTGGAGTGTTTTCTCCCTTCATCATCAATTTAACATCTTCCATCTCCTTTTCAGCAGTAGTCGTGATGTTTTGATAATTTACAGTAACGTCTCCAGGTAGAGTATAGTTAAAAGTTTGTAACATGTGTGCTAAACGAACTTTAGCATGAGCACGAACATATCGTTGAAAAACTTCGTCTTCAAACAATTTATCCTGATCAAGTTTTTTATAGATTCGAATAACTGCATTTGTTGCTGGAGTTCTACCGATTACTCCAAGCATTTTAGTATTCTTATTGTAGTCGTATGCAATAGAGTCAATCATCATACTCTTAGTTAAATCAAGGAATGAGAAGATAACTGTTCTATACATAATACTTTCTCCAATGAATGGAGTCAAATAGATCTCAGAACCAATAAATTTTTGTTCGGCAAAATCTCGGTCAATCGTAGCAAAAATAGATCCTCCTTTGGCTTCTTTAAAATCAACAACGAACTGTACGCAATCCGGTAACTGAATCTGTCTTAATTTCTTAAAGGTAGGATTATTGAAGATCTGAGGAGTAAGCAACATATATCTACTTTCTACTGCATATCTCCAGTTATCCCAAAAATATCTTGAATCGTTTAAGATAATACGTTTAATCTCTTTTTCCGGAAGAGAATAAGGAAGTGCACCAGAAAAGGTGATCTCATTATTAATGTCTTCTATTAATTCATGTTCACTCATTTCGTAAATTAATTATTTTATATCCATTTATTGAATCAGCGATTCCATTTATTACAGAATAAATTCGAGTTCTTCTGCTTGGTGAAATATTCAATATTTCCAAGCAAACCTTTATATTATTCGCTATTTTTTCTTCTCCCGTAGCAATATTAATCAATTTTAAACGTAATCTATTTTTCATTTTACCCTTTTGAGAATTTGATATTTTTTTCTTAGTTTCGATTGATGGCTTTGCTCTATTTTTAGCGGAAATTGATAATTTCATTTTAAGTTCTTCTGAAAATTTGCGACCTTTTCTAGAATCACTCATTTTCTTTCGAGTCTCAGCAGATGGATATACTCCAAGATTACTATTTGCTATTCTTTTAATATTATATCCGCGCTCTTTAGTAAAGCATTCAGTTTGGTCAATATAAAATTGTTCTCTTTCTATTAAATTATTAGTTTCTTCCAATATTTCAAAAATAAACATTTTTTCTCCATATTTTTTCCATGCATTTTGCAGAAGAATTGAATGATGTATTCCTCGGCGTAATGTCGACACATGACTATTAAATCTATGTCTAATACTTTTTGCAGAACCTACATAAATCTTATTATTTATTAAATTCCGTATTTGATATATTCCTGAAACTATCATCTTTTAATTATTGATTTGATCCAGGGCCAGTGCCTTGGCGTTTGTCACTAAATCTTGTGCTTGATTTGTCGATGTTTAAATTAAAGTCTTTATCTCCTAACATACGACCCATTGCTCTTTGATTTTTCTTTGCAACTACATTATCCTGTTTACCAGCACGTTCCATTGATTTATATACCATTTGGCCTAATGCTTGTTGTTTTAATTTCTTTTTCCAGTCGCTATGAAAAATAAGATTCATTGCTCTAGTAATATCTACTTCTTCAATAGTTCCAGTATATCTTCCAGGATTACGAGCAGCTTTTTCATTTGCTAATTCCTGAGCGATTGCCATTACTGAAGTATAAACTCCAGCTAGCGCACTCTGTACTTGGCCTTTAAAGTTAGTAGGATAAACTACTTCTTTTGTAGCTTCGTTTACAAACTCTTGATATGTTTTTACTAATTTTTCCATTATGTGGTGGTTGCTTTTCCAGCATCCTGTAAAGCTTTATTTAAGTTTGTGTTTGCAGTATTTACGAAAGTGTCTTGGTCAGTTTTAAGTTTATCAAGTTCTGCTTGTTTTGCTGCAACTACTTTATCTCGGTTTGCAACGGCTGCCGCTGCTGCTTGCCGAGCTGCGATTACTGCTGGGTTTGCCTCAACACTTACAACTACTGGTGCAGCTGGAGGTGTTGCCGCTGGAGTAGTGGGTCCGCCAATATTATCTCCTGCACCTGGTGCGGCTTGTTCGTCGACCATTGGTGCAGCTCCAATCTCTTCTGCTTTCTTTTCTTCAGATTTCATGAATTTCTTAAAGCTTGCAATATGTGATCCCATTGTAATTTCTTTTTATTATTTATTTTGAAAATCCTTTAGTTGTCTGTATGAACTCGCGGTAAGAGAGTACACTCTTTTTCTTTACCTTACTTGGGTTTAATCCAAAGGCACTGGTTAATCTACCGCCAGTTAAGAATGGAGAATTATTCCAATGAGTAGGAATTGTACCAGATGAACCTGCATAAAATGACATTACACTAGCCCGTTTAGTATCTGGACTAAGTATAATATCCGCTGGATCCCTTTCCATTGAGTCTGCACCCATTACTTCAACTAAGTAAGTATTAAAGTTTCTTACCATCGATTAACCTGGAAAATTTAAAGTTTCAGGTGATTGGTCTAACGAAAATGCTGGTACTGGAGCAGGAGTCATGTGTCCTTCTGGTGCAACTGCATTTGAGAAAGTTAAATCTGGTTCTGCTTCCATTCCTGGCATTGCTGCTGGTTGAGCTGGTGCGCTAAACGCATGCATATTTTTATCAATAAATGATTGGATTCCCATACATACTAATGGGTCAACTTCCTTACATTTACCTAAGAAATCTCCAACAGTCATTGTCATTGGATCTGGCGCAGCAGAGGTTTGACCTTCTGCTGGAAGTGCAAGCTGTTGTGCTGGATAATCAATTGGCATTTCAGGCATTTCTTGATTATGTGCCATTTCAGGTTGCATTCCAAGTTCTTGAGCGTCAGCAGCATCAATAGCTGGAGTTGCTGGAATACCGTCCTCGTAAATTCTTCTAAGGTTTTTGTAGTTTTTCATTCTTGTTCGTTATTTTAATAAGTTAGAAACTCTTTAGTTTATTTATTTAGAAACCAATCGCAGATTGTGTAATATAATAAGTAATAAGTAATATATGAAAATGGATAACTCTCAAATCGAAAAGTATCAAGCAGTTCGAAAGGAACTTGAAACTACAATATTGAAGAAGCTTGATGCAATCAAGGTAAAAATACTGACCTATTCTGATGGCACAGTTAGGGAAAATATACAGATTCTAACGATGGTTACTGATGAATTAGATGACGTCTTACTTAACTGGGAAGACGCTGGCATTCGTACTGTGTCCAGTCCAGGATTTATAAATGATGATTTTGATGATCAGTATGATGACGATGAAGATTAAGCTTTACACTTCTTTGCGTATCGAGCAATCGCTAATTTACGAGATTTCTTTCTAGGATTTGCACTGTATATTCTGAAGGACTCAGGCTCCTGTGCAACCTTAGCTGTTTGAATAAATTCGAGGAAGTTTTCGACCAGCTTCTTCATTATAATTGACTCATTAGGACTCCGCCAAGTTTAGTTGCTTCTAAACGTAGCTCAATAATATCTTCAGAGTCTAGCGTCTTTTTTCTAGTAGTATAGTCAATTCCAAGTAATCCAATTAGTCTATTTTCAACGGTTCTGATTGCAAATATGTAGGAACTCTTAGTTCCATTTTCTTCTGCAATATATTTTAAGCCATATGTAGCAAGAGTCTCGTCTTTAAAATCGTGGATAGCTAGATAATCGTGAGTTAAAACTCGGCTAAATGATTTACTAAATAGGTTTACTGGGATATTTTGAAAATTATCACGAGTAGTATCTTTAGCATGCTTTACTTGTTCAAAGAAGATGCTAAATTTTTGGATAGATTTGCCAGTTGGATAATAGTGACCTCCATTATGGAATTGTGCAATCCATACTCTGTCTGGAGTAAACTCCTCCATAATCTTTTCAATCTCGTCATTAATCACATTTGCATTGTTTACTGCTTCTGCAATAAGATCTGGAGTTTTTCTCGTGTTTAATATATGCTTGACTAGTAGAACCACGATTGGGCCCAATATACCTGTCAAGAAAGCAATTATAATTTCAGTCATCTCTTTACAATTAGTAGTTTTTACATGTTACAACCGCAAGTTGATCCAAACTCATCATTTGGTTCTCCACAGTCTTCACAGTATCCGTGCTCGTCGTAAATTTCAGTATCGTCTCCATCATCAAAACGATCTTCTTTCCAATCTTCATCTTCTTCCTCTTCGTTCCAATCGTCGCTCAAATAATCAGCATCATGGTAGGATTCTGAAATAAATTGATGAAATCCTTTTACTAATCGTGATTCTTCTACTTTTTCTTCACCTTCTTTACTTTCTTCAGGATTTGCTCCCATTTCTGGCTCAGGAGTTTCATCTCCTTCCTCTTCTTCTGGAGCTTCAGGTGCCTCTTCAGTCTCTTCAGCAGATTGTTCCGCAGGAGTCTCTTCTAATTCTTCCTCTTCTGGAGCATTCATTTCAGTATCAGGTTGTGATGTAAATTTTGGTGAACCTGTTTCACCAGGTTGAGGAGGTGTTACTTCAGTTCCACCAGCAACTGGGCGATTTGGTCCAATTTGATTTTGATTGTATGTTTCGTCATCAAATCCTTCTTCGAAGTTAGATGCAGCATTAGTAAAATCGTCTAGATTCTTTTCAGTATCTTTAGAATATTTACCAAAAAACTCTGAAAAGTTTAGAATTCTTCCTGGCATGTCAGTAAGTTATTTTTAGTTATTTATCAATAAAGTAGCCACCAAATTTTAATATTATGGTTCAATATAGTATTATTAAATCAAACAATTAATTATATTACACGATAATGAAAAATAGAATATATTTAGACGATGTTAGAACTCCGGTTGACCATGACTGGATCGTAGTTAGGACGCATGATGAATTAGTATCAAAAGTTGTTGAATTGGGCTTGGAAAATATTCAAATGATCTCCCTGGATCACGATCTTGATGATTCGGCAATGCATGAATACTTCACTAATGTAAGTCCACACTATAAACTGGACTATGTAAATATTACTGAATCTACTGGCATGGACAGTGCTAAATGGTTAGTTCGTCAATTTTATACAACTAATCCAGAATGGCAAGGAAAATCTAGACCGGAAAAAAAAGAGTCAATTGTCCGTTTCCCAATCGTCGTAACTCATTCCGCAAACCCAATCGGCTCTGCAAATATCATGGGATACATTAATAATTTTTTA